AAGTCATTGTTTGCAGTCTTGTAAGAGTACTGCCAGTTTTACACTGCACGGCAACTACCGTATCCAAGCCAACAACGGTGTAAAGAATACCGTCGTAGCTATTACTACTTCCAAGAATACGGGATGAGGTAAGGGTAACTTTCTCAGAAAGCGTATACGACGAAAAACGGTCGTCTATCTGTATGGTATTAAGCTCGTTAAATACTTGAAGTCCAGCCCGCATCAGAAGACCCCGTAAAAAATGGTGGTAGGCTGTTGTCCGGGTACGGAAAACGTCCAGGAAATGGTTATCCCTGACAACGTTACGCTCGGCCCAAATATCCCGTTGCCCGAGCCGTCAGCAATTGAAGACTGATAGAAAAAAGCCTCCCCTAGGGCCAGGCTTTCATCAGTACGGCTTCCACTGGTTGATCCTGTCGAAATAGTGCCAAGCATCCTAAAAAACCGTGTTGTGATATCGGTTTTTATAGACCCATCGTTATTAAAAGACTGAAATCCTGCCGGCATGACCTACCCCCATATGCCAAGTCTAACTTTCAGAGTTCCAGCAGCATTGAAAACCTGAACCAACTGGTTATTAACTGAAAGCCGGCCTCCCCCCTCCACCGGCCCGTTGAATTCAATCTTCCCGGTTTTCCATAATTTCCAGCCACGCTGCTCTTCAATGAAGTCGTCCGACTGGATGTAATCGCCGATTTTGGCGTTGGTAATCGATCCGTTTTCGATGAACGCCGACTTGATATACGCCGCGTTGTTCTGCACCACAAACGGGTAGAACACGTCGGTGGTATTGGGATCGATGATGGCGAACCGGCTTGCAGCGATCAGCACCTGGCTGGTGATGATCCCCTCGTCGTTCTCCACGCCGACCCCTATGCCGGCCAGGTAAGGCTTATTGTCGACAGTGAGCTGGGTCTTGATCGTGTACATCGCTGCCAGTTCGGTCTTCAGCTCTTCAACCTCCACCGACGCACCACCGCCCGAGTCGATTTTCTCCAGCAGGTGCTGGCTTAACTGGGTCTCGGTGATCTGGTCGTTGAGGTAATCCAGGATCGGGCTAGCGTCCGACGACGACTGCCCGGTGACCGGCCCGAAAAATGCCCCCTCGTTGCCGATACGATCGACCAGGCGGGCCCAGAAGAAGAACTGCACGCCGGCGGCCAGCCCCATGATCGTCAGGTCTGTCTGCGGATAAGCGTAATCACCGAACTTTATCGCCGTGCCGACCTGGTTGGTCTGGCTGTACCAGATCTCAGTCCGTTGAAGGTCGGCCGTGCTGAGCCCGGCCGGAATACCCCACTTCAGCTTGATGCCGAACACGATCGACTCCGCGGTGAACGAGGACGGCACCGGCGGCGGCGTGGTCTTGCCGTTCAGCACAGTTTCAACCGAAGTGGCGAACACTGAGCCAATATCGAGCGAGTTGATGGCCCGCACCTTCGCCACGTAGCGACCGGCGTAGATACCGCTCACATCAATGGACGTGGTGCCGGTGCGGCCGGCGAAGATCCAGTCACCGTCGTTCTTGCGCCAGTAGACCTCGTACGCGATCGCGGCCTCTGGCTTCTCCCAGGCGATGGTCATCACGCTGATTGCGCTGCCCTGATCCACAAAGTGGTCATTGCTGACCGTGACGTTCGTCGGCGGGCGCTGGACGCTCGGAGGGATCACCGTCACTGGCGGACGCTCGATGCGCGTACCGTTGTCGATGGCGCCGAACTTGCTCGCGTTGTGGCGCACCGCGGTTATGGTGAACTTGATATCGGTGTCGGAGAAGTCCTCAGCCACAGACATCACACGGAACAACTGCGTGGCCAAGGTGGCCGAGTCAATCGCCCACATCGAATGCTGGGGCGGCAGGTCGTCCAAGTCCTCGGCTAGTACCACCTGCTGGACCTCGGCCGGAAAGCCCGTGGTGTCAAAGGTGATGCTGCCGTTGTCCCATTTGATGCCGCTGCTGTCCCAGGTCAACGGATAGCCCGACGACTTGATGACGCGCGATACAGCTTTGCCGCTGGGCATGATGATCGTGATGGTGTCGCCCGGGTACGCCTTCACGTCTGCGTCGAGCACCAGCGTGTTGATCGTGGACGAGCGCAGGCGACCGCCGATGCGCCGGCCGGCCCGATCGTTGTCAGCGATGCGGATGATCTGCCCGGGGCGCGCCAGGGTACCGTCGAGGCCCACGGAGAAGCCGACGCTCTCCGTCTCCAGGCGGTTAGTCAGCAGCGCCCATTTGCCCACGCGCTGGGCCTGGGCCTGCGATGTGCAGCCAGTGGCAGTGATCTCGGTCTGCTGGATGCCGTACCGGGTGATACCGGCTTGATCATCGACATACTCGACCTTCTGCCGGTAGAAGTCCGTCGGGTCGTTCCAGCTCACCAGGGCCACTGTGTAGCGGCTCTTCTTCGCCGACCCAAAATAGCCGAACTTGCCTTCAATGACGTTGGCGTTCGAATAGGTGTAGACCGGGTCTTCGGGGATGTCGGCCACGGCCATAACAGAGCCCGCCGCCCAGTAGGCCATGCCACGAAACGTAGTGGCCAGGTCCTGCAGCACCTTCAGGGCGTCGGCGCGAACCGACAAGAACAGGTTGCATGTGAATCGCGGCTCGGTACCACCCTTTCCGTCCGGGACCGGCTGATCACAGTACTGGCCGATCCGGTACAGCTCCCACTTGTCGACCTGGCCGGCGTTCAGCAGGTGGCCCAGGCCATAGCGGAAGTGCAGCAGCAGGTCGTAGAAGATCCAGGCCGGGTTGTCCGTCCATGCGGTCTTGAAACTGCCATCCCACACCCCGGTGTAGATCCGATTCTCGGCGTCGTAGTTGCTCGGGACCTTGATGATCCGGCCGTACAGGTCGAACGAGCGTGTAGGGATCGACTGGAACTGCGAGGCATCGAACTGCAGGCCAATGATGGCCGACCCGGGGTAACGCAGCTTGGCATCGATGACCTCGGTGATTGCGTCGATGTTGGTGGTGTCGGCAATTGCGCTACTTGTCGAGTTCTGCGTCTGGCGAGTTACACGCACCTGCCAGCCCGATGCCGCCGGCGGCAGATCAACACGGTGCGATCGCTCGTACTTGGTCGAGGTCTTGCCGCTGAAGGCCGAGGTCAAAACCGGAACATATGCGCCGCCGTCAGTGGCCACCTCGATCAGGTATTGGACGGTGTAGCCGTTGGTGTCGCCATTGCTGGTGTTCGTCTGGGCCAGGCGCGGCACCGAAAGGCGAATGCGCACGGCAGAAAGCTGAAGGTTGGTGACCGCGCGCACCCAGGGCTGGCCATAACGCAGCTCGACACCGACGCTGACCTCGCTCTCCACGGCCGGGAAGCCGGGGATATGCAGCTGATCCTGGCTGCCCGTGCGCGCATCCAACGTCACGCCGCTGAAGTTGATCCCGCCATCAGCGTTCGAGAGCGGAGTCTCGTCGAGGAATACGGAGCGCATGCCACTGGCAAGGCCGCGGATCTCCCCCTCGCTCACCAGGTCCAGGATGCGCGCGTAGGCAGTGCTTTGCAGGCTATCGGGTGCCTCAACAGAGGGGCGCGGCTTCGACTCGCCGCCCTTGCGGCCGGTGATTTTCTTGGTGGTCATGGCTTTCCTTCAGACGAAAAAAAACCCGCTCATGGCGGGCCTGCTGGCTGGGGTTCGAGCTACATCTGGTCTTCGGAGTAAATCCCGGCGCTGATCACCGCGCTGCCGACGATCATTCGACCGTAAAGCAATGGGACTGGGTTGCCCTGGACGCTGGTGTTCACCGGGCCGTTAAAGCTGTAGCTGGGTCGGTTGTTGGGGCTGTCCTGGGTGCCCAGGCCTTTTGCTTGAGGGCTGAGCATCTGGATCACGCCGCCGGCGACCAAGGCAAGGCCAGGTCCCAATGTTGCACCGCCGGTAACATATGAGGCAGCGATCAGCACCACGCCAACAATCGTCTGCAGAAGGCCAGCCCGTTTCGACCCAGAGATGACAGGCACGATCCGGATCACATCACGGCCTGTAGGCTTTTCGAAGTCGCCCTCGGAAAGGTTCTCCCTGCCGTTGAATATCGCAAAACGTAAACCCTTGCTTGAACTCTCAAGAATGTACTTTTCAAATCCGGGAAACTGTCTGAAGTAGCCCATGATGTCCCGCCAGCCTGTGCCTGTAGTCATCCTGTGGCGCCGGCCGAACTGTTGAGCCAGCGAGCCAGACAGCAGAACGGTTTGCATTTTTTCAACAGTCCGCGACATAAATTCTCCGGGCAATAAAAAACCCGCTCTAGGCGGGTCCGTGACCAGTTAGTTTCTAGTTGTGAGCTTCATAACACTCTCGGTAAGCGCCATTCTTGAATTCGGCTATAGCGGCTTTCTTTTCCGCCTGGTCCGCGAACACCCTAACCTGGTATGCCTTCATGACCATGCCTTCAGAGAACTTGCTTCCATCTCCAACCGCCGAGATGGCATTTTCCAAGAGCTCACCATCCTGCCTACTTTTCATTGCATCCCCGGCGAGTTCCGAAATCTTCTTGCACTGGCCCGGGTCTTTCGCAAGAGCTGTACAAAATGGCGCTATGACGAGCGCCGCAATTAGAAAAAGTGTCTTCATGGCATCCTCCGGGTTGATCTCGGCAATCTACCATCATCAGCAGGAAGCGCAAAAACCCGGAGGTTCGGGGTCGGGGATCAGTCGAAGTTGAGCCACAACCGCCCAGCCAAAGGATGGATTCCCCATCTATTCCGTGGGCCAGCTATAAAGAAACGTTTGTGTGCCGCCAATAGCTGACCGTCACCTCCCCCCAGTACCCGCCATACGTGTCGCGTTTGCTGTCCCGACCATAGAGGTGGTGGAGGATCGACCCAGGCGCCGGGAAGTGCTCGGGCTCGGTCTTCAGCACACCGTCGGCCAGGTAGATCCCGGCGTGGTTCGGCACTGGAGACCGGATCTGCATCAGCACAATGTCGCCATGTTCCAGGGTTGAGACCTTCTCGAATCCGGCCGCTGGCAGATTCTCTAGGTAGAGGTTGCCGCCTTTGTCCCACCAGCCATCCTCCCGCTCGTAATCGCCCAGCTCGATGCCCATCTCACGCCCGTAGAAGTCGAGGATGATGCTCAGGCAGTCGTGCACGCCGTGGGCAAACTTGCGGCCAATCAAAGGTGCCTCGTACCCCTCGGGCGTGAAGCTGACCAACTCGCCGGGGCGCAGCTCACCATCGTCACCCTTTCGGACTTCCAGGATGTGCCAGGGCAGGCCTGAGGCCTCGCAGGAGACGCGATCAGCCTCACTTGGGGCCGCTGGATAGTCGGGGTGGCTATGCACGACAGCGAGCACCCGGCCGCGGTCCTCGGCGGCTGCATAGTCCTCGGGCGCCAGACGGAAGTGTTCACTCGGCGTGGACGCGGTGTTGCGGCAAGGCACATAGACCTCCTTGCGCCCTTCTCGCACCAGAAGCCCGCAACACTCCTTGGGATACTCGACCATGGCATGCTGTTCGATTGCTGCTCTATTTGCTTTGTTCATGGTCAGCTCCGAAGCAGGCCCGCGGCCGGGAATGAACCGAAAGGCAGTGGGTTGTTCTTGCCATGCCGCAGTTCGCAGCTGTGTAAATGTCCACCGCATTTGTCCTTGGCTGCATCCGTGACAATGACGTCGTTCTCATCAGCCACGGGCGGCCCGTTGTAGCCGCAGTACGGCCCGCGGTAACCGCCGCAGCTCAACCACCAGCAGACGTTGGCCACGATCTGCCGGCGCGGGAGCTGGACACCCGCGAAGTCCAAGGCCGTGGCCAGTTCGAACTGCACGGTTTCGTTGTTCTCGGCCGACTTGCGCTCGACGTACCAGATGTCGGGCGGCAGCTCTTCATCAGGGTCGGCCTCGGGCTGGCCATCCAGGTACTTGCCCAGGGTTCGATGGCGGATCAGCTTCGACCCGACCAAGTCCTCGAAGTACAACACCAGCGCCGTGATAAACCCGCCAACGTTGCCGACAGAAAGCGTTGGAGTCGGCTGGGCACCCTGCCCGGTCATCTCAAACCCCTCAGCCTTGATCGGCCAGGGTGAATACTCGTTGCCTTGCCAGAAGATCGAGGCCTGCTGGGGGTAGCCGTGGAAGCGGTAAAGCTCGGCGCCAAGGACGGTGGCGTCGAGCTCAAAAAGCTCCACCCACGCGCCAGGCTCCAGGGTCTGGATATCGGCCGTGATCGGCATGGTATTTCCTCAGGCAAAAATAAACCCGCTCGATGGCGGGTGGCGGTGTATCAGGCTGGCTTGAGTGGCCGGTGGGTTGAATCAGGGTAGCCCTCGGCGCTTTCGGTCCACGCTCGCAGTGCGAGCCAGTAGGCTTTCCAATCGGCGGCGGTGCCGGGGATTTGGTCGTCTCCGAATTCGATGGCTGTGACGTTTTCGCGGGCGATAGGCATCTCGATTGCTCGCCAAGCATCTTCGATGAGGGCCAGTTTTCCCCACCTCAAGGTTTCAGAAACACCCCAAGTTCCGTCTTCAAGCGCCACGTAGAGGCTTGAAAATTCCCCGTCCGGCCTGGGACCAACCATTTCTATCATGCCGTCCGCGAACCCTTCGGGAAGGTCTTCAGTCTCAATAATAGTTTGGTCATTGAAGCCAATTCTCGCAAAAACTTTCATAGCGCAAGCCCTGTTTTAACTACGATAACGCGAATCGGGGATGGGGCGGTATTTGCCCCCGAAATCCCAAACGGGTCACCTGTCTGGTTGCTCGAGGTGCCTATAAACCCGGTCCCGGTCTGGACTACGATGTTGGCACCGAACAGGTTCGCTCGAACCCCGATAGATGAGCCGGTCCCGGTCCCAACAAATTCGGGGTTGCCCCAGTTACCGGATATCTGAATTTGCACGTAGCAGGCAACGAAAAAACCGGGGTAGGGATTCGCGACGAGGTATCGGCTGTTTACCTGAGCAAGAGCCGGGGTAGCCGCGGTGCCCCCATTTGGGTAAACGATTGTCGACTGAGCATTAGCTTGCAGATTCTGAATTTGCGAAGCCTGCGCGGCAACTTGCGCAGCCGTTGCGGCGATATCGACCGTGCCAGGGTTGACCGCCGTTGTCCCGCCGATGCAGCACCAGATAACCGATGAACTGAATGGGCGGGTTTCAAGGCCGATACGAGGGGTTCCGTTTGTTCCATCGGTTACGAATCCAGTGGCGTAGGTAGAGTAGCCCGCAGCCACGCCGTTGGCGCCAGCAAGCTGCCCCATGGTTGCAGTATCGCCGCCGAAATATGGGTTAAGGTTTGCTGCGTTTGCCGTACCGCCGTTGACGGCGGTACGCATCCTGAAGCCCTGAAAGTTATCAACCTGCATCAAGCCCGCTTCACCAGCCGAACGGAATCCGTAGCCCCGCAAGAAGGCTGCCGGGGTCAAGCCGTCTGAGTACTTGCCGTTGAGGTCCGGCATACGAAACGTGGTCGACCCGTCACCGCTGGAAAACTTACCCCGGCTGAGTGGGTTTGCGATCCAGTTAGCATCGGTCAGGGCGGTAGCCGATACCAGAGCCCACAGTTGGGGCCACATGGCGCGCGTTACGAGCTGGCCGCTACGCGGGATGTATCCAGCTGGCAATGTCGCCTCGGAGATATCCCAGATAACCAGGCCGCCGACAGGCTGCCCGGAACCGCTATCGCCTGAAACCACCTTCCAGGTTCCGTCCGCGCAGAGAAACTTAAGTTGATCTCCAGCCGCTGGGGCGGGAACCAATCCTGCGGCTCCGGCGACGGAGGCCGTAGCGCCGACCATGGCCTTGGTATAGAACGCCGCGTTCTGGCCATTAAGCAGCGCAGAATCAGCGGCCTTACCGGACAGACCAAGCTTCTGGTTGAGCTGCCCCTGCGCACGCCCCAGGGCCACCAGGATGCTGTCCGCCGACGTGATAGCGGCATTCTCCAGCGACAGGCCGGCCAGGGTGATAGCGCGAACTGCTGCCGCCAGGTCGCTGATGGTCGCCGCAAGCTGGGTCCCGGTGTGGGTCGCGCGGTCGCGCAAGGCGGCATCCGTGGCGTTCTTGGTGGCGTCCGTGGACACGCCCGCGAGCTTGGTCTTCTCGACCGATGTAAAGTCAGTTGACGACAGGCCTTTGCCCGGCACCTTGTCGACCTTGTTGTCCAGTCCAAGCGCAGAGGACAAACCGGCCGTGGGGATGTCACCACCCCCGTCCGGAGTGACGCCCGCAACTGTTTGAACAGTCCCGGCACCACCACCCGAAGCGCTGATAACAGGGTGATCAGGATCGGTTCGGTCAATCTGGATGTTATCGCCCGCGACCAGCATCCGTTCGGCAGCATCGGCAGCGGCCTGAGCGGCGGCAGTTCGGGTATCGAGCTCGGCGAAGTTGTCGTTGATGACCTGACCACCGGAGCGCAAGTCTTGCCCAGTGCCGTCATCAGGCGCACTACCAAGATTCAGTGGGTCAATGCTCATGGGTGGAATGCCTGTTCGAAGGTAGCAGTCAGGGTGTAGGTGTCGCCGCCCATGGCCTTGGGCTGATACTCGGCGCAGCGGTAGAGTTGCTGGTCGCCAAGCGGATCGGTCCAGTAAAACGGTGTCGCGCCCGCCTGCCGATCGAGGAACACCATGATTTCCTTGATGCGCGCCTTCTGGCCGGAGAACGTGAGGGGCCAAGACTGCGTGCGGTTGTTGATGCCGTCCGCAGCCTTCTGCTCATAGCCATCACCGAACTTGGCAGACTTCGTGCGAAAGTTGATGGTTGCCGCCGGGTCGCCGTTCGGTGTCCAGGTGAAAGTTTCCGTAGCCATGTTTTCCTCCTGGCATAAAAAAGCCCCACCGAAATGGGGCTGCTGATTTATCGACCGTTGATTGCGGCCCAGATCTGGCCGCCGGGGCGAAGATCTTTCGCGATCTGCTCCTGGGCGCCCTGCTTGGCCGATTTCGCGTAGGCCTGGGCCACGGCCTGGCTATCCGCGTCACTCGCACCGCCTTGACCTTCAGGCACCGCAAAGCTTTGCTGGATCACCACCTGGTTGTTGCTGGAGCTTTGCCCGCCCCCCAGTGCCCGAACGCCCAGAGCGCCACCTGCGGTCCGTGTCAGAGGCATGATTGCCTCAGGCCCTGCTTCGCCAACAATTCCGGTCTTGCCGCCGGCCATCCCGAAAGCTGCGGGCTTGCTCACAATGCTGTTCGTGAAGGCGCCGCCATCCTTGAAAAACTGAACACCGCCATCCCATCCGCCACCCTTGGCCTGGTAGCTGGAGAAGTCCGTTCCAGAGGTGTAACCGGCCTGGGTAGAGCCCGCAGAGGCAGCGCCGCCGAAGTAAGATCCAGCAGCGGACGCCGCCATCCCAAACAGCGAGCTAAGCGCCGACGATGCCGCCTGGCGGGCAGCAATCCGCGCCATGTCGGCAATGATCGACTTGGCGAAATCAGCGAACGACAGCTTTCCGGTCAACGCGAAGTTGACGATCGCGTCTTCCATCGAGCTGAAGGCGTTGGTGAACAGGCTTTTGGTCTGTCCGGCAACGTCCTTCGCAGACTCCAAGTAAGTGGAGAACGCTGAACGAGCCCCGTTTGCCCAGTTGCCTTGCGCCTGATCCACATCCGAGTAATACCGCTCTTGCATTTCCAGGCGATCGTCCAGAGATCGCTGCAGCGCATCGTTCTCCTTCTGATAAAGCCCTGGGCTGATTCTGCCTTCGTTTCGCTGCTGGAGCAGGTTGTCCATCTGTTGCTGGTATTGCTGCTCGATGCTGAAGCGTTCCTGCATGCGCTGACGTTGCTGATCCCCCAAGCTCGCACCGGCCAGGCTGCTATCGAGCCCCGCCTGGGCTTTGGCCAACTGACTGGACTGGTTTGTCTGGAACGCCGACAACTTTCGGCCCTCCTCTTCGGAAAGCTTCTTGAGCGCTATCTCCTTTTCCAGGCCTGCGTTCTTCTTGAGTTGGGCGGTAATAAGGTCCTGGCTTGCGATCAATGCCTTCTGATCCGCCGTCAAAACCTTCTTGGCTTTGATGTCTGCCAGCTCCTGCTCCCACTTGACCAAAGCCTGCCCAGCCGCTCCAAGCTTGTCCACTTCGCCTTTTTGGGCACCGATCAGAGCATTCTGCTGCTCCAGAACTGCAAACTGCTGGCGAGCCTGGTCTAGAGCCTTCACGCCCGCATCTTCTCGGTAGGCGGCAGGCTTTTTACCTGCCGCCTCCTTGTACACCGTGTTTTCACGAATTGCCTTTAGGGCGTCTTGCTCCTGCTTGGCTGTAATCGTGTAGCCGGCTGCTCGTGCGGCGCTTATGCGTTTTTCTTCATCCTCCAGCGCCTTGTTCATCTTTTGGCGCTTGGTGAAGTTCTGCTCAAGGCTCTTTTGGAATCCTTCGTAAGCGGCCTGTCCGTCACGCTGGACACGAGCAGCATTCGCCGTGGCATCTGCGGCGTCTTGCTCCGCCTTCGACTTTTTCTGGAAGGCGTCGAGCTCTGCCTGGAGGGATTTAATCCGATCCTTTGCGTCATCATCCTCGTAGGCCGTATCCAGCGTCGATCTCAGATAGTTGATTTTCTGCTGAATGGCTTTTACGTCTGGCCCTGAACTTGACTCGCGCCCAATCCCGAGAATCGCATCCCAACCGCTTTTAGCCGCGCCGGCCAAGTCATTCCAGGCCCGTTCGAGGGTGCCAAGGTTTGCTTTCATGGTCGCGGCGCGCTCGCTTAAAGCTCGCGCCAATGCTTCTTGAGCAATGCTGGCGGCCGCGTCCTTCTCCCCCATTTCCTGAGCAGCGCGCACCTGCTCGTACACCGAGGCAGTGAGGAAGTTGTATTTGTTGTTCAGTTCCGCGACCGCTTTTACAGGGTCATCTGCGAGCTTTACGAACTCGGCGATGGTCTCAGAGACCGCTCTTCCAGTGGCCTTTTCATAGGAAACTGCTGCGGCGGCGATTTCCTCAAAGCTCGAACTCGCGATCTTCCCTGTTCCTGCCAGCTGTGCGAGGGCTGCGGCGGCTTCGCCAGTAGTACCTACCGTTGAGCTGACGCGCTGGGCCATAGCGGCCAGCGCTGTTGTGGTGGTGCCCGCGGCATTCCCTGTAGTCACAAGCGATAGCCGAAAGGCGTCTTGCTCCTTTGAGCCCTGATAGTAGGCCAGTGCCAGCACCCCTACAGCAGCAGCTGCAAGTGTGTAGGGGTTCACCAGGCCCAGGATGTAGCCACCCATAGCCCGCGCTGCGGGGCCAATGCCGCCAAACATATCCTTCAGCTGACCGCCTTGTTGCAACAGCACCGTCAGGGGCGCTTGTCCGCCTTGAAGCGATACGAATATGTCCGTGAATTGCGCTGGCACGCCCCGCAGTGCAGCAGCGGTTTGCTTGGCAGTGTTCCCGGTCCGGCTCAGCGAATCATCAAACCTGGACAGATTTGAACGAGTTGTATCGATCTTGGATTGGTACGCGCTGAAAGTTTCGGGATCGAGACCGAGTTTCTTCTGCTGCGCAAGTTGGCGCTCTTGCTCATCCAGCCGATTGAGTGCGCGAGTGGTCGGGTCTATCTGCTCCAGCAGTTGTTGAAGCTCGCTTTGCTGGGCTGTTGTTGCTGCTGTCGCTCTTGCACTGGAAGCCGCCAAGCGGTCGGTGGAGACGACGGTCTCCCTTTGCGCGGCTGAGGCCTGGGCTTGTGCCTGAGCAGATCCAGCAGTTGAGGTGATGAGCCCCTGCTGCGCCTCAGACAGCCCTGTCGCAACATTCGAAAGATTCTGCTGGGCTTCCTTTGCCGCAACAGCGGCTTTGGCCAGTTCCAGAATTCGCGCCTGCGCTTGCTCGGAGGTCTCTCCAAGTGCGCTGGTTGATTTCTCGGCACGGCCACCTGCCTCGGTCAACTTGTCGAGATCGGAGCTCGCCTGCACCGCATCGGTCGAGTCGACCTTAATACCGAGCTCTAAGATGGAGGTCATGCGTGCTCCGCTATTTCGATTCGCTCATAACGAGCATGGCTTCGGCTTCCATAGCCCGAATGTCAGGGAATACCTCCCGCACTTCTCGACGCTTGAGGCCGATCATGCTGGCGACTGGGGGGATGGCGTTGTAATCGAGGCCTATCGCCCCGCCCATACCCACGCGCCACTGGGTGGACAAAGCCTCGAAGAGCAGGAAGGCTGGCCAGTTCCCTGGCCAAACCTCGTACTCCACATCAGGAATGTCGGATCGGGACATGCCGAAGGCAGCCAAATCAGCGTCTGAGGGGCCTTGCTCGTAAAGGACACGAGCAAGGCCTGTCAGTTTCCCAGGCGAGCAGGCTGGTAGGCGGCCTGATAGGCGTCGAGGACTGCCTTCGGCGCGCCCACGCAAGTGGTCACGGCTTCGACAACCTCAAGCCTGCACTGGTCGCCGCCAAGGAGATCCGCAAGGCTGAACTGAACAAAGGGAGGCAGTCAGCATGATCAGCATCCTGCAGAACGAAGTCGAACGGCTGCGCCCGTTCCACGATGAGTTGGCCGAACAGATAGCCGAGTTTTTGGCGCGCGGCGGCCAGATCGAAGTCGGGCCGGCCAGCGGCTACATACCTAAGGAAATCACCTACAGCAACCAGATGCCGCCGGCGCCCAAGCCGTTCGTTCGCCGCCGGGTTGAGGCAGTCCCTCTGCCGCCGGCCCCGGTGAATGGGCGCACGGAAAAGCGGATGAGGAATGTCGAGCGCGCTATCGCCCTGGCCCCGACTCACACCCAATCCGAGGCTTTAGCCATCCTGGGCATCAGCAGGCGGACCCTATGCAGCATGGCTCAAGAACATGGGATCAAGTTCAAGAAGCCAACTCGTGGAGGAGCACACGGCGCCGAGCAGTTGGAACAGCTGGAAGCCCGAGACGCGAAATATGCCGAGCGAATTCGCGCTTTCCTGGAGCTGGGCATTACCCGGCGCCAGTGCTGCGGAAGGCTGGCGATCAGCAATAAGGCCTTCGAGCGGATCATCGCCGCCCACGGCATCGACTACCCCAAAGCGCGCCAGGGCACTTCATGCGCCGCATAGCCCGCATCCAGCAACGCAAACGTCAAACCTGGCTCGCAATGCCGGCCAGCGGAATAGAAGAGGTAGGCCATGGCTGCCGCGCAGAAAGAACGATCAGCAAAGACTGCGGCGAGGCGAAAGACTCGCGGCGAGGAAGAATTGCGGTTACACACGATGGCCGGCACCCGCCAGGCCTTGGCTGATTTGATGGCCTGGCACGGCATTGAGGAACAGGGCGAGGCCATGACATTGATGGTTCACCATCTGCACGGCCTGGGCCCGGCTGGGTCAGCTAAGTTTCTCGCTCCGCCGCGACACAGTTACGAGATCCCCGAAAACGTGTCGCGACTGCTTGGACGCTTCAACAAGCGTCAGTCCTTATTAATCTGCGAAGATCAATAGAGGCCTTTAATTTTGGCGTAAGCCAGACTCAGCTCAAGCTCGACATGCTCCACGTCCCGCGAAGGAATAAACAGCGTGGTGCCGTTTGAGTCATTCAGCAATTCGCTTGCACGATCAACAACTTTTGCAGGGTCGAGACCCTGTTCTTTTGCAGCAGCCAGCACCGCAACCAACGCTTGCTGGTGAATTTCCGGGTTTACATCAGACATTTGAAACTCCTTGATCCGGCTCCATGCCGGTCACTTGTAATACCCCACCCCAAACCAAATTGCCACCACCGGTCACGGAGGGCGGCGCCTTACTGGAGATAATCCATGAGCAACATTCCTCCGCGCCCGAAAGCTGATAAAGCAATGATCCTCGCGGCTTGCACCGTTGTTGCTGAAAAGATCAATGGGGACGCCGACGCCATCGCCCAGCACTACCGCCGCCACATGGACGGTTTTGAGCTGGCAAAGGAGCTAGATAAGTATGCGTCCTGGGACACTACGCGGGATGACATGGAAGCGCTGGACGAGGTCGACTATCTCGTAGATCGGGCCGAGGACATGGCGGTTAAAGCGTGGGCCGAAGAGTTCAAGCCCGAGCCGCCGTTGCCTATTGGCACCAGGGTCAAACAAGGCTTGATCACACGGATCTACGAGCACACCCCGGCCATGTACTGCGTCAAAGAAGACGGCTGCACCAACGACACCCGCAGCCTGCTGATCAAGTTCGAAGACGCCGTAGCCGCCTGAGCCAACGCCCTACCGGGCCCCCGTAATACCCCACTCCAACGAATCACGCCAGCCGGCGAGGATCCCCTATGTCCGCACAACAGAAGAAACACCCCTTTGATTTCAAAACCCAATACGGCCTCGGCTTCAACCCTCAGGACGATGAGATCGTTGTCGATTTCTTCTGCGGTGGCGGCGGAGCCGGGACCGGTCTGGAGATAGGCCTGGGCCGCACGGTGAATGTGGCGAAAAACCACAGCCCCCAGGCAATCAGCATGCACACCGTAAATCACCCGGGCGCCAAGCACTTCACCACCGACGTGTTTGAGGGTGATCCGGATACCGAATGCGGCGGCAAGGCCGTCGGCTGGTTTCACATGTCCCCGGACTGCACCCACCATAGCCAGGCAGCCGGCGGCCAACCCCGCAAGCGCGAGATCCGCAATCTGTCGTGGATCGGCCTGAAGTGGGCAGGCATGAAGCGGCCCCGGGTGATCAGCCTGGAGAACGTGAAGCAGATCCTGCAGTGGGGGCGCCTGATCGCCAAGCGCGACAAGGCAACCGGGCGCGTGGTGACCCTGGACCAGGTGCCGCACCCGACCCAGAAAGGAAAGACCACCAACCGAGTGGCAGCGCCGGGCGAACAGGTGCCAGTATCCAACCAGTTCCTGGTGCCAGACCCGAAGCAGCGCGGCCGCACTTGGCGCCGTTTCGTGGCCCTGCTGGAAGGCATGGGCTACGTCGTTGAGTGGAAGGTGATCAAAGCGTGCGACTTCGGCGCACCGACGAGCCGGGAGAGGCTGTTCATGATCGCGCGGTGCGATGGCCAGCCGATCGTGTGGCCGGCCCCCACTCACGCAAAGACCCCAGCAAAGGGACAGCAGAAGTGGAAAACCGCCGCCGACTGCATCGATTTCAGCGACCTGGGCAAAAGCATCTTCGGCCGCAAGAAAGACCTGGCCCAGGCCACTCTGCGCCGTGTCGCCAAGGGCATGAAGAAGTTTGTCATCGACAACCCGGCGCCGTTCATTGTCCCGATTGCCAACTGGTCAGGGGAGGCAGTTCAGTCGGCTGATGAACCGCTGCGCACCATCACCTCTTACCCAAAGGGCGGCGCCTTCTCGGTGGTGAGCCCAATCATTGCCCCGGCAACCCACCAGGGCAGCGACCGGATCAATGACCCGCTCGACCCTCTGCCCACGGTGACCTGCGCGAACCGCGGCGAGTTGACACTGATCAGTCCCGTGATGGTTACCGCAGCCCACGGCGAAGGGAAGCCGGGAGGCGTTCAGCGCTGGGGAGACGGTTGCAAATCCTCTGCTGACCCGTTGGGCACCGTCACAGCAAGCGGCGGGCACTCGATCGCATCAGCGCACCTGGTGAAGTTTAGATTCAACGACGCGGGCAAGGCGCTGGATGAACCACTGCCGACCATCACCAGCGGCGGTAACTATCAGCGGCCGGCCGGGGCCGCTCATGCCATGGGCATATCCACGGTGTTCATGGCCCAGATGAATGGCGGATTCAACACCACGGCCGCCAAGAGCATCGAAGACCCAATGACCACGGTGACTAACACCGGCAGCCAGCAGCAACTGGTGGCAGCGAACCTTGTGCACTTGCGCGGTCACTGTGACGCACGGGACGTAAACGACCCGCTGCACACCATCAGCGCCGGCGGCCAGCACCACGGGTTGGCCAGCGCATTCATGGAGCGGGCGTTTGGCGCCAGTGTTGGCCAGGGCCTGGAAGAACCGGCACCTACCATCACCGCCGGTGGCGGCGGCAAGAGCTCGCTGGTATCGCTGACACTATCGCCAGAGCATGAGGCGGGCGCCCTGCGTGTCGCCGCATTCCTGATTAGCTACTACGGCACCGAGAACATCAGCGCCTGCGACTCACCTGCACCGACCATCACCACCAAGGATCGCTTGGCCATGGTCACCGTAATGCTCCAGGGAACGCCGTATGTGATCGTCGACATCTGCCTGCGGATGCTGAAACCGGCTGAGCTGTACAAGGCCCAGGGCTTCCCGGCCGACTACATCATCAGCCATGGCGCCGACGGCAAGCCGTTCACCAAGACCCAACAGGTGCACATGTGCGGCAACAGCGTCAGCCCACCGCCGATGGCGGCACTGGCGCGGGCCAATGACCCGTGGCGCGTTACTGAACGGGTGTCGGAGGCGGCTTAAGCCCTGCCGGCTACCAGCTTGGCACCCAGCTCTCGGCCGGCCACCTGCGCCAGGCCACGATCAACGTAGGTTCGGTCACCCGCAACAACCGGCACCTCCACTTCGCCGCCCCGCTTCACTTCGACGTTGATCCGCCAGGTCTCCCGGCCCTCCTCGTCCTTCTCGCACTCCATGTAGTTCCAGAGCTGAAAGCCTTCGTGCTCATCATAAATATCGTGCTTTGTCATGGGCTTGCTCGTTTGAGTGAGGCGCCATCGTAGCACCCACCGCCTGGGCCTGGCCCGGCAAGGACTCACCATGCCTACAGAAAACAAACTCGCTGAGCCCGCGCCAAGTCTGGCTAACGGTTGCGACCTGAATGCTGCGACCTGGGCCGATTTCGTGACGCGCCTTCGCCATGACTGTGTTGGTGCCGGTGTGCACGATCACTGCACCGCGGCGGCGATCTTCATCGTCCAGGCCAGGCGCATTACCTACGGAATAGACACCGACTACAGCGACAACCGAGTTCTGATCGATCACTGCAACGAGGGCGAATGGTTCTCGCCGAAGGAATACTGGGACGACCAAGACGAAGATGAGCGCGCGGCTCTGAACAAGGCAATGCAGGCCTGGTCGAGTTGCCAGTTCATGAAGGCCGACGAGTCAGATCAGTGGTATGTCCTCGGTGAGCTGGAAGGGCGCTCCGTCACTGGCTGGTGCGAAAGCTGGGAATACATCAACGCGCACTTCACCAAGGACGCGGCGGAAGCATTCATTCGGCGCAAGAAGCACGACTACCGCAAAGGCATGCGCGTCTATGTCGATTCGCAGTATTACGCATGGGAGTTCGAAGCCATCAAGGAAGCGATCCTCGACGGCACGCTTACGTACACGCCGAAGGAGGCAGCATGACCACTCAAAACCAAGTTGCCGCGCCGCTGCAGGTCGTGCGCTCGACAGTCACAAAGCTGGTGATCACAGGCGCGCCGCGGCTCGACCCTATCACCGTCTTCCTCGAGGACTTCGGCCGGCGCGACTGCCCGACCAAATCCGACCCGAACTACCAGACGGCCCAGGGCAAGATCACCATCAACTGCTGGGACAATAGCTGGAACGCTTACTGGGGAGGCATGGGCCCGCGTACCGTCGCCGAGTTTGTCGCCGATTGTGGCTGGGACTACATCCTGAATTGCCTGGATCGCGGTATCAGCCCTACGGTGTTCAGCGGCAACGCGCTGCACGCACTGGCCCAGAAGTGCATCGTACAGCGCCGCCGACAGCAGACAGGTCGCCATGACTGGGAACTGGGCGAGCTGAGCAACAGCGAAGCCCGACAGCTCTGGGACGACATCGATATTCTGCGCAGCGTGGAGAGATCGAGCGAGTGCTGGCATCACAGCGCGCTGCTGACCGAACTGTTCGGGGACGAATGGCACTACCCGCTCGATGGGAAGGCTGTCGAGGAAAACCACGAATACACATACCTGCGCCGGGTTGTCGAGGCAGTGCAACAAGCGCTGCGCCAGGAACAGCAGGCCGCCGAGGGCGCGAGCCATGAATAACGAAACACACGAGCTACTGGAAAGAGCTGTACGCATCCTACAGGGGCACGGAGCCTGGACGACTGCCGACGAGCTGCGCGCCCTTCTCGCCAAGCCAGCCACCCGCCCCCAGGGCGAGCCGGACGCAATCATCGAAGGCGTAATGACCTCGGCCGGAATAACGCATGCGATCTATGCGAGCACTGTAACGCTCAAGCATGGCGAGCGAGTGATGCTCTACACCCGCCCAGCCGAACAGCCCGCGCCGGTTGCGGTGGTGCTGTCGGAGCCAACCTACAGGCTGCTGGGTGACGGTGACATTATCCAGGAAGGCGACGAGACGCTGAATGATGACACGGCGACCTGGGGCAAGGTGCCGATGGGAGTGTTCCGTGGCATGCCTTACAACCGGTGCGTAATGCTACCC